AAGAACAAAGAGAAACAAGGAGTATCCCAAAATGGCAAAAGTAGCATTTGAAACACATAAAGGAACAGCAGAATACCCATGGCTTAACGTCCCTGACACACAGTTCGACGCTGAGGGTAAGTATAAGACTGGCTTACGTGTACCAGCTGACCAATGCAAAGACCTGCGCGACAAGATCCGTCAGTTTGCCGTGGATGAGTTCGGCAAGAAGGCTGAGACAGCCAAGGTGCCATACAAGCAAGACCCGGACACCGGCGAGATCATCTTGAATGCAAAGTCGAAGTATCAGCCAAAGGTCTACGACAGCAAGGGTCAGATCATCGTACCGAGCAACCTGCCTCAGATCTGGGGTGGTTCTGTATTGAAGATGGGCGGCACCCTGCATGCCTACAACAGCGCCGGTAACATTGGCGTGAGCATGCAGCTTACAAAGATCCAGGTTATTGACTTGGCCGAGCGTCAGGAAGACGGCGCCGGCTTCGCTGCAGAAGAGGGATCATTTGTAGCCTCAGAACAAACCAACGAAAGCAACGATAATGGCTCCTCGCAAGAAGACAAACCGGAAGACGGCTTCAGCGCCAACTTCTAGACAGAGAGCCATCAAGAATGGATATCGCTCAGGTCTCGAAGATAAGACGGCGAGGCAAATTAAGGAAAGCGGTCTTGAGGTTTTATACGAGACTGAGCGTATCCAGTTTGTATGGCCTGAGCGCCAGGCGCACTACACACCAGACTTCCGGCTGCCAAAACCTGGCGGCTATTTTTATGTCGAAACAAAAGGACGATGGCTGACGGAAGATCGTCATAAACATCTACTGATTCGTCAGCAATGCCCAGACATCGATATACGCCTGGTGTTCAGTAATGCCAATGCAAAGCTCTACAAGGGCTCACCGACTACGTATGCCAAATACTGCGACAAGCATGGCATTCAATACGCACACAAAGTAATTCCCAAAGATTGGCTGCAGGAGAGCAAAGATGCAACCATCGAAAACAGCAATGGAGACTTGGGGTCAGGAGAATGACGCTGGCAGGTTCGTGGCACATGAGCCATGCGATGCCTGTGGATCGAGTGACGCCAGGGCAATATACGACAATGGCGAACGAGGATACGCAGCATACTGCTTCAGCTGCACAGACCACCAAACCTTCGACCAAGACTTCCAACCCACCAGCTCAGCAGCTTCGGCAGAACTTATACAGGCAGCGCATCAAGCAAAGCCGGAAGGTTTACTCCAGGGCGAGATCCAAGCAATCCCGGCCAGGGGGATAAGCCAGGAAGTATGCAAGAAGTTTGGCTACCGGGTGGGTACATACCAGGGGCAGCCTGTACAAATAGCTACGTACTACAGCCCCGGCGGTACACCTGTAGCGCAGAAGATCAGATTTAAGAACAAAGATTTCAAGCTACTCGGTGACGGCAAGAAGCTGCCACTCTTTGGATCACACAGATGGCAGGGTGGAAACCGCCTGGTCATCACGGAAGGTGAGCTCGATGCCATGTCAGTGGCGTCTGTAATGCATGCAACAGCATGTGTCAGTCTACCAGCTGGCGCTGCTGCGGCTGTAAGAGCTATTAAGGACAACTGGGACTACGTTGCCCAGTTTAAAGAAGTTATCCTGTGCTTCGACATGGACGACCCAGGTCGCAAGGCTGCCATCGAGGTAGCTGAGCTGCTGCCGGTCGGACAAAGTCGCATCTGTTTTCTCCCTTACAAGGATGCGAACGAAACCCTACTCCAGGGCAAGCATAAGGATATTGTCGGTGCCATATTAGAGGCGAAAGTATATCGCCCGGATGGCATCGTGGCCGCAGCCGATATCAGAGATGCCATTGGTGTGGTGGACGCGGCCTCTGCCATTGCTTATCCATTTGCACGTTTGAACGAGGTAACACTCGGTCTGCGCGAGGGTGAGTTGGTCACCATTACGGCTGGATCTGGTATCGGCAAGTCTACACTGGTACGTGAGATTGCTTACTCTCTGCATACTGCCGGCCACAGGGTCGGGATGATTATGCTGGAAGAAAGCAACAAGAAGACCATCCTGGGACTGCTAGGCATCCACATGAACAAGAACGTGACTGTGGATCGAACAGGTGTCGAAGAGGCTGACTTATACAAAGCCTTCGATGAGCTCTTCCCTGGCGACAATCAGGTGTATCTCTACGACCACTTCGGATCGTCTGAGGTCGATACCATCATACAGCGGATACGCTACATGGTGGCAGCTCTGGACGTAAAGTGGATCATCCTGGATCACGTATCGATTATGATCAGCGGCCTGGCGGTTGCTGACGAACGTAAGGCCATCGACATAGCCTGTACGGCTCTAAGAACGCTTGTGAGCGAGCTTAACATTGGCCTGATAATGGTGAGCCATCTACGACGCCCAGAGGGCGACAAAGGACATGAGGAAGGCAGTAAAGTACGCCTATCTCAGATCCGAGGCTCACATAGTCCGGTGCAGCTCAGTGACATCGTTATTGGTCTCCAGGTCGATCCTGACGACCCTGACGGTGCCTACCGATATCTGCATGTGTTGAAGAACCGGTTTACCGGTGAGACCGGTGTCGCCGGCAAGGTAAAATACAACCTGGAGACAGGACGCTTATTAGAGGCTAGCGACACCTTTTAACGAGGTGTGGCCATGTGTTTTATTAAATTAAGAGATACCCTGACTGGGCAGCTTTTGTTTGTAAAAGAGGGTGATGGTTTTAGCGTCACCACAGACCCATTTAAAGCCAAGTCATTCAAGATCAAATCACAAGAAACTCTGGATTGGTTCGACAAGTTCGAAACCAATTTGCATGGGCTATTCCCAGCGCCCCAGTGGCACGTGACGTTTATGGAAAAGGAGAGAAACTATGACGAATACTGTACCGACAATGGATCAGCTGAGGGAAGCTCTGAAGCTGCCGCTGGAGATCCCACAGTACGAACCGAAGAACAACAACAGCCTGAGACATCAGTCAATAATGCGCTGGATGATGCGATCAACCGAAGGTGATGTCATCGAGTGCCGGCGCGGCTCTTCGCGGTCAAAGTGGGATCGTGAAGGATGAACATAAGCACACATTACGGAACGCATAAACATGACGGGCGCAAAGCTCACGTGATCAAAGAACACGATAAGTACGTGGTCATTATGATCCAAGACGCCGCGATTGTCGAAGAACGTGAGATCACCGGACATACACAACAGTACGCCGAAGACACTGCAGAGAACTGGGTGCTCGGCGTCATTTAATCGTGACTGGAGAGCAACCATGAAACGCATCGTCTTCGACATCGAGACTAACGGTCTCGACCCTGACGTTATCCATTGTCTGATCTGTGAAGACTTAGACACGGATGAAATCCAATCGTTTACAGCTGAGAATATGGAAGATGGGCTGCAGCTGCTTGCCCAGGCTGATGAGATCATTGGCCATAACATTATCAGCTACGACATTCCCAGCCTTCAGAAAGTCTACAGCAGTTTTGTTCTCCCTGACACTGTACGTGTAACGGATACGCTAACGCTCTCCAGGCTGATCCACGCCGACCTTACTAATGAAGACTATGAGACCAACTGGTCACATGCAGACGCTGAGATCCTCCCGAAGCGTATGTATGGTTCCCACAGCCTAAAGGCATGGGGTCTACGTATTGGTCTTCATAAAGGTGACTATGATGGGGGCTGGGAAACCTTCAACGAGGACATGTGGTACTACTGCGTCCAGGACGTAAAGGTCACTAAGGCGCTGTACAAGAAGTTAGACCCGGACAACTACAGTCAGCCGGCAGTCGAGCTAGCTCATACCCTGGCAACCCTGTGTGACAAGATCGGCAAGTTTGGCTGGACGTTCGATGTAAAGAAAGCCAACGAGCTGTATGCTGTCCTGGCTGCACGGCGATCCGAGATCGAGGGTGAGCTGCATGATCTGTTTGATCCCTGGGAGATCCACGAAGAGTTCATACCAAAGCGTGACAACAAGACCCTGGGCTATAAAGCCGGCGTACCATTCGACAAAGTAAAAGTCATACAGTTTAACCCAAACAGCCGGCGGCACATCGAGCGCTGCTTGACACACAAGTATGGATGGAAGCCTAAGCTAACCACCGCCCAGGGACACGCACAGATCGATGAGAGTGTGTTGTCTACTTTGGACTACCCGGAAGCACAAAAGCTAGCTGAGTTCTTTATGATCCAGAAGCGTATTGGGCAGCTAGCTGAAGGCAACCAGGCTTGGCTGAAGCTGCAGCGTGACGGTAAACTGCATCACAGCATCATTAGCCAGGGTACTGTCACACACAGGGCATCACACCGTAACTGTAATCTAGCCCAGGTGCCAGCCACCAGGCTGCCATACGGCAAGCAGTGCCGTGAGCTATTTACAGTACAGCCAGGCTACAAGCTACTAGGTGCTGACCTTAGTGGCATCGAGCTACGCTGCCTGGCGCATTACATGGAAAACGATGCGTACACCAGGGAGCTGCTGGAAGGTGACATACACACCGTGAATCAGCGAGCAGCTGGTTTGGAAACACGCGACCAGAGTAAACGGTTTATCTATGCGTATCTGTACGGTGCCGGCGCTGCCAAGATTGGCGAGGTGGTCGGTGGCGGCTTCAAAGAAGGCCGGCAGCTGCTCAATCGTTTCAATGATCGTATGCCAGCTGTAGGACGCCTGAGAAAGGCCGTAGAGAGCGCTGCAGAGCGCGGTTATCTACTGGGGCTCGATGGTAGGCACATCAAGATCAGAAGCCCTCACAAGGCTCTGAACAGCCTTCTACAGGGTGCCGGCGCAACCATCGCGGCTACCTGGCTAATCGAGACACAAAAGCAACTGATCGAAGCTGACCTGGACGCCAATATTATGGCCTGGGTTCACGATGAAATCCAAATACAAGTGAGAGAAAGGGACGCAGCAGATGTCGGTGATATCGTTCGAGGAAGCGCGAAAAGCGCTGGAGAAGCGTGGGATTTCCGTCTCCCAGTCGCAGCTGAGTGGCAACTCGGAGACAGCTGGGCAGACACCCACTAAAGAATACGATCTTACCGTACACGACCTGGAAATGTGGGTCGTCCTGGATCGAGCGCTGCGGCGTCCGTTTACCACTAAAGGTCAGTTTGCCAGGGATAGTGCAACCATCATCGCATGCGCTGCTGACATTGGCCTGATCTCAACACGTATCGATGAAGAGCGCTGGGGCAACGTCTGGTTCATCACGCAGCATGGCATGGACTTTCACAAGGGGATCTTAAATGAAATTACTGATTGACGCCGACATCTACGCCTTCCGGGCAGTAGCGGCCACCGAAGAAGAGACAGACTGGGGCGATGACATTTGGTCACTCTCTACTGATCTCAAGATTGCAAAACGTATCGTCCAGGAATCATTTGATCAATTCTATGAAACCTTAGGATCAGAAGACATCCTATTGTGCTTCAGTAGCAAGGATAACTTCCGTAAGCGCATCAACCCTACATACAAGTCGGGACGTAAGAAGACACGCAAGCCGCTTGGTTACGTGGCTTTGTGTGACTGGCTGAAGCATAACTATCCCCACTTTAGTAAGCCTGGCCTGGAAGCTGATGACTGCCTCGGCATCATGGCGACCACACCAGAGAACGTGGGCAAGGCGATCATCGTCAGTGACGATAAAGACTTAAAGACAATACCTGGGAAGCTGTACCGGCCAACAGCCGATGAGCGCCTGGACATCACAGAAGCCGAAGCAGACAAGCATTTCTATATGCAGACACTTACCGGCGATAGCACTGATGGCTACCCAGGCTGCCCAACCATTGGACAGAAGCGAGCTGAGGGGCTGCTAGCTCAGCGCCCGGCATGGTCAGTGGTTGAGCAAGCATTCATTAAACAAGGTCTGACTAAGGCTGATGCGCTACTGCAAGCTCGCATGGCCAGGATACTCCGCTGGTCAGACTGGGACACAAAGAAGAACGAAGTGAAGCTATGGGAGCCAGCAGCATGACCTACCAAGTATTAAGAACAACCACTGATATGCATGACTACCGGTATTGCGTGGGTGTTAATGGTGAACCAATGACAGATCGGAAG